GGACACCGTGTGCGTGTGTGTTTCCAGCGCATCGGCTTGCTTCGCACCAAAAGTCCCAGCCGCCGCGCCGTCGCCGTTTGTCCCGCTGCCGCGCACGAAGTAGCCGCGCAGGTCGGGAAGGTTGAACGTAGTTGACCCGTTTCCCTGTCCGTAAGGGCTGGATGTAGTTCCAAGGGCCGTCCAGAGGGCTGAATAGGTCGTGCGAGATACTGCGGCACCGTTGCACGCCAGCCATCCACTTGGAACGCTGTTCATGGCAAAGGCCATGACGGCACCGGCCGGAAGGGCAATAGTCGCCGGAAGCGTCACCGTCTTGCTGCTCAAGTCCAGCGTGGCAGCGAGCTTCGCCGCCGTCACGTTTGTGTCCAAAATTTTCGCTGTTGTAATTTCGTCGTTAGCGATAACCACAGTCGGCGCGGCTGTTGAGTTGAGCTTCGCGGGGGTGACGACTTCGCCACTGACCCAATTATATCCTGCTGTTACGGTTGCCATATTTTTCTCCTACTTGTTAAGCTGCATTCCTTGTCTCGGTCTGCGGCATTCCATGCACGGTTGCCTCGATCGAGACGTTGCGGATCTCCGGCCGGTTGGCCGTGGTGATAAATTCCAGCTCGCAGTAATGCGCCTTCTGGCGGATCGGCTGCTTGAGCGTGTAGTCTTCGGCGAGTCCGGATGTGTTGGTCTGCCCCGGCACCAGCGTGATCTCGGCGTCGGGATTGACCATGTGCGCTTTCACGCTGATAGAGCCGGTGTCTGGCAGCACAACGTCAGACAGTGAGCGCACGAAGCGCTTGGTGTGCATGCTGCCGAATCCGTAGCGCCTCGTCTTGATCCTGCCACGCACCGGCGCCTCAAAGCCCGCGCCCACCGCGCTATCCATCGGATCATCGCCAGCCTCTTGCTCGTCGAGAAGCAGCAGCTTGCCCGCACGGTTGACCGCATAGACGCGGCGCTCTGCGCCATAGGCGGACACGATAAGGTCATCGAGGGAGGCGCCGTAAGTGTCCTTGCTTTCCCACTGCTTGTTGAGCGCCGAGTAAATCAGCAGCGTGTTGTTACCCTCTGCCGCTTGCCCCTCCACTATCGCGCCGTCGATAGGCGCCGAGAGGAAGTAGCGGTTGTTCCAGTAGAGGCCGACCGCACTGTCCGCCAACTCGTAGTTGAGGTTTTCTAGCTGGTCGGCAATCGGATCAGACAACGGCAGCGTGTTGCCTTGCAGCTTTAGGTCGAGCTGCGTGTCGAGACGGTGAACGCCATTGTCGGCCAAGAAGTAGACGAAGTTGCCTGCCGTCTGGATGCTGCGGCGGGCCACGCATCCGACCTCGTTGCTCAAGAGCACAAGGCTTGTCACCGGAGTGTCGATCTCAAAGGCAGAGCCATCGGTGCTTGGGAGCTGGTTAATCTCAGCCAGCCAGATCGAATTGCGCATGAAGATCAGCACCGATCCCTCACGCCACGGGTGGATGGCTACGATGTAATCGTTCGATCCTTGGTTGGCGCGGAAGCTCTGCCAGAACGGGTCGTAGGTGTTGGCGTTTAAGTAATCCGACACCGCAACCGTGTCGCGGCCGTCCGGTATCCACATGCGGTTGGTTATGTAGGCTCCGAAGCCGACCGAGCGCATGGTGCGATAGGTCGGTCCTTCGGCGGGAACGCCACCAGCGGATTTGACGAAGGCGCTGGCGACTCCGTCCCAGTAGAGAGGCGGCTTTGTGCGGCGCACCGTGCGGCCGGCAGCCGTAGCGTCCGATGCGGTGCCGCTCGGCACTGTGATCGTGAAAGAGTTTGTGGCGACCGTGGCAATGTCGTATTCGTGGCCCGAGAAGGCGGCGACCGTAGTAGACCCTTCGATGCGGACACGCTGACCGACTGAGTATCCGTGCGCCGTGCTATTCACGGTTGCCGTGGTGCCGACCACCGAGATGCCGCCGCCTGTCACCGACTTCTCCTCAAATCCCTGAACGCCAATGGACGCAGAGCGCAGAAGATAGAGCCGGTCAAAAGCCTGTATCATCGCGACCTCGTCGGTCACTTCGATGGTCTCGCCGGAAGGATAGGTCAGGGTTGCAGGGAAAGACGCGCCTTGGATTGGGTTGCCCAGATGGTCGGTGATGATGTTGCCGTCTTGATCCCGCAAGTAGGCTTGTGACGGATCTTGGTAGACATACGCCTCGCTCGCACCAGCCAGCACGATGCACTCCTCGCTGTTGGTCTGAGACGGCGAGCGGTAGGCGCAACCGGCAAAGATGCCGCCCGCATAGCTTTCGCGCACGACCGGAGCAGGGTCCAGAGGGAATGGCACAGTCAGCGGCGGATTGGCTGGAAGGATGTCGTCGGCCAAACGCTTGACACCCTTGCGCGTCTTGGCCGTCCCGCGATCCAATCGCATATTCTCCGAGAGCTGCAACACGCCAGCAGGCAGCGCCACCGGATTCATCCGGCTGGCAAAGCCGATGAAACCTGCGTCTCCATCACGGACTGTTGAGCTTTCGATGGGCATTAGGCTTGTATGGCTCCAAAACCTTTGAATACGGGCGCTGTGTAAGTGACGGCCGCACCGGTCACAGTTGTTCCGGCATTGGTGTTCAGCGTGATGGTTGTCCCGCTAACCGCCATGACTTGCGCCGACAGGTTGGCTGCTGCCGCCGCCGCTCCGGCCACGGTCAAAAAGCATCCCACAAATATATCGTTGGCCGCTGCCCCCGATACCGTAAGTGTCGGAGATCCACTTGTGATGGCGCCGGTTACTCCGGCCAGCGTTCCAGAGGTGCCACTCGTCGTGCAGACCCATCCAATGTATCCGCTTGCGGCTGGTGCGCTATTAATAACACGTTGCCCAACAAGCGCGGTGAGTTTGCTTTGAAGTGTGGTGTTGGTGGAAAACTTGATGACTTGCTGGTTGTAGTTCCATGTTGCGTTGTCGGCGTTGTCCGGCGCTTGGGAAAACAAATGAGCATTTGCGTCGATGAATACAGGAGCAGATGTGATGCTTGCCTCAAACAAATTATCTCGCACCACAATGTTTTGGTCAAAGTATCCCGTGGTCAACGCCACGCCACGCGCCATCGCCGCCTTGTCGTCCGCAAACACGTTTCCCTTAATGATTATATTACTTGCGGCGTTCGCTTGGCTGGATGGCCCCTCCACGCGGATTCCCGTAATTGAGTTCTTTAGCCTGTTTCCGGTAATCAGCACATTTTTTAGAACAACCAAATCAACGGGACTTGTGGTGTTATCAAACAGAATACAATCATTATCGGTCGTTCTGTTGGTTAGGTCGATGTGGTTGTCCGAAATGATAATGTCCTTGGCGCGCTTTCCCAAAAACCACAGTCCGGTTGCGTTGCCGCCGTAAATAAAGTTGCCGCTGATGACCGCTCCTTCGACGTCGTTTTGAAAAGCAATCCCGCGACCAGCCGTTTTAATCTGGTTGTTGCTGACCGTCATGTAACCGCATGACGGGTTTTCCGTGTAGCTTGACCCAGCTTGGCTTCCGACAAGGATGCCGTAACCAAGTGTATTGCTCGCCTCAATCGTGTTGCCGACAATCACGGCGTTTTTCCCGCGATAGAATATTCCGCTTTCTGCGTCTGTAATGACGTTTCCAGTGAAAACAACATCCTCGCAGAAATGGCTCCCCAGCCCGTTTTGGCAGGCAATCGAGGTGTTGTTGGCGACAACGCCGTGCCGTGGGATGGTCGTTCCGCTAACGAAATTAGCGTCCATTGCCCTGCGAAGGTTTTGGCAAGTGTTGTTGCTAAATACCCAGTTGGTGCATCCTTGGAAAACGGCACCATAGAACCACACGCTAATCGTTGGCAGGTTTGTTGAGTCGGCCAGATCCCGCCCGATAATCTCGCCATTGGTGAAGCGAACAGAATTGCACAGCATGAACTCGGCGGCAGTGTTCTGAAAGTTTTCAATCCGGCAGTTTGTTACCGACACATCGTTTGCGTAAAGGACTTGCAGCGCCGTGGGATTGACCCCGCTGGCTGTATTAGAGTTTCCGCCGCCCAGCCCATAAAACTGCACTCCGTCAATGCGGATGTTTTCGATGAACGTGTATGGCGTAATAGTGACCGCATGCCCGCTAATGCTGTAGGTGTCGGCGAATCCCCATTCCGGCGTGATCGTTGTGCTGCTCACGCTGCGGATGCGGTTGAGTTCACTCTTGTTGACGGGTTGAAATCCGCTGTCTCCGGTGATTCCGCTCCAGTATTCGCTGCCGCTGGAGATTCGAACAAACTTGCCAGCAGTTAATTCCGTGGCGCTTGCCACGCTGAATGTCGTCGAAGATGATGTAATCGCTGCGGTCAGAGTTGTGCTTGACCCAGCGCCGCCTCCCTCAACTTTCAGCACTGGCTGTTTGCTCGTCCAAGAAGATCCGCTGGCCACGATCTTGGCGATGCCGTGGCCGACAATTTGCGTGCCGGATGCCGATACCGTCAGCGTGTTTGTGATTTTGTGGGTGCCGCTCAAAACAACGGTCTTGCCTGCTCCGGCGGTCAGCGCGGCTTGAATTGCCGCCGTGTCATCTGCCACTCCATCGCCCACGGCGCCAAAGTCTTTGACGTTGACCGCGCCGTTAATGGTGTTCAGCCCCTTGGCCAGCTCGGCGCCGGTGGCGCGCTTGGTGATGCCGCCTTGTTGGATGATTAGCTCGTCGGCCGCATTGACGGCCGTGGCATCGGTGAGCTGTGGGATGGTCTTTGCCATGTTAGGCGACATCCTTTCGCGGATGGGTCAAGACGTAGCTGACAGTCTTGGCGTTGTTGCGCTTCATCTCGGACTCAACGAGCGAGATAAAGGCGGGCCACTGGGCGGGCGGCAGGGTCTGGCAGCCTTCGCTGTTCGTGCGGGTTATTCCGCCGCGATGGATATTGATTCCGAAAAAGCCAGCCTCTTCCTTGCCTCCGTCGCGCTGGACGGTGACTGCATCGCCCTGCACCAGAGCTTTGTAAGGGTCGCCGCTCCGAATGCCGTGCTTACCCAGTTTGTAGCGGTAGACTCCTGACTTGAGCGATGCGTAGCCCTTGCCGATCTTTGGGTTGATGCCGTAGCGGGCCGGATCGACGTTGGCGTTGAAGGCAACGTGCGCGTTGGGCGAGACAAGGATGATGGCATCGTCGTAGATTCCGCGATCCTGCTTGCCCTTGGCGCCCAT